CACCGGCCTCAAGGACATCACCGAAATCAGCCAAATCTAAACCACTACCATCACCTTCATCAATAACCGGTGCGACAGCGCAAATACAATTCGGGTGCATTGGCGGCTCAGTCACGCCATCACCGAAGTCCGTTCCGATAGGCTGTGGACCCATACCCTCTGCTTCAATACATAAGTCACAAAGACAAGAATCGGCGTGTAGCCACTCCACCTTCTCAACACCGAAGCCGTTGTAAGTTTCCATAGACGCGGTAGACATAGCGCGCGCCATCTCAGTATTCGCTATCGTGAGCGCGCGCGAAGGGTCGTTCAGTAACTTGTCGATAGCGTCACCAATGGTCTTACCTGAGAAGCCGCGTTCAATACCGTCACCAAGTATCGTGCCGAGCCGGTTCATCGTCGTTCGGTTCAGGCCGTTGATAGTAGCACCGACCTTATCTAGCAAATCGGATAACGCACCTGGCGGCTTCACAAGTAGCGCGGCAGGTTTGTTCCCCGGCACCCAACTATCCCAATAGTCTTCGTCTAACCATTTGTCGATATCTTCGGCGGTCGGCGCGGCCTTCACGAGTTTGCGGCCGGTCTTCGCTTTCGCGTAGAAGGCTTGCGAAGAATCCTGCCCTAAGAGATAACCGGTCGCTATCGTTTGTAGGAGTGCGGCTCTAAGTGCTTTCTGATTGCGCGGTTGAGCGTTCATCTGCGCCCACGCGCGCGCGTCAGCCTTCGACATTGTGGTGAAGTTCTGTCGTTCCCAGTCAGCGACTAGCGCGTCAACATCAAGACTGTTACGAAGCGCGGCGCGTATAGCACCGGCCTGTTTAGCGGCTTGCCGCGTTAGGACGCCTTCTATTTTCTTTCTTAGATTCACGCAAGATATCTCTCGGCATACCAGCGCGCGCCATCGTAATCGTAGATGGCGACGAACTTGTTCAGAGTATCGGCGTAGGATTCGGGCATTGCTTTGAACTCAAATGGCCGGTTGGGTGACTTGCGTAGGAACTTGATGAACTGTTTTGCTTCCTGACGCGCCGCTTTATCAACTTCGCCTTCGGCTGTCACAGGCTCTACTTCTTCTGCTTCTACCGCTTCTACGGCCGGCGCGTTTGCGGCCTCTGGTGCGTCTTGTGCGGCTTCTAATGAGCCATCTGAGGCTTCCGGTGACATATCTTCGTAAGACATATCAACACCGATAGGCGTAAGGCCGTCGTCAGTAATGAAGAACGCGCCACTCGGAAGAACAATCAGCGGCTGGTCGGCCTGTGGTGCGTCAATAAGCGGCATACCGGCCTCTGAACGCGCCTCGTTGATAGTCAGGCCACCATTCTTGATTCTCACATCGGTCGCACCGGCAAGAGCCGCGTCGTCGTTACGCTTGCTCGGCATGAAGGTAAATTCAAGTTCGCGCGGCATACCCAAGAACACATACGAGAGTTGTGAAAGTTGGCGGCTCAACCAAGTCGCGAGCGGTAGCACACCGATAACTTCTGATGATTGCGCTTGGCCTTCCTGCATACCGGCACCGCCAAGGCCTGACTTCGGGTTGAAACCAATCTCGCTAGGTAGAACACCGAAGTGACCACAGATTGAGTTCACTAGATACTCGTCAAGGACATCTTTGAACTTCTCGCCGTAACCGTCAAACTGAACCGGTTCAAGTCCGGCCGGTAGGATACGCGCTTTCTTGCGTTGCTCGGTCTGGCCGGCTAGGTCGTCGTTGATGATGTTTTCATACGCGCGTAGCAGGTCAGGTGAGTTACCGAAGTTAGCGTCGGTCTTGAACATCAGGTCAGGCAATACGCCGTCGGTGTATTCGGCGCGTAGCCATTGCTGGCGGCGTAGGTAGATGTCGGCAAGGCTTAGTGAGCGTTCGGTAGGTGAGTAGCCGTATACGGTATTGGTTCGGCGGTTCTTGATGATGTAAGCCAACTCGTCTGAACTGAACTCACCATCGGCCTCTTCGCCTTCGACCGGCGCGGCGAACTCTGAGCGTGGGAAGCCGTAAAGGATTTGCTGGAACGCCGGTTGCGGTGATTGTGGTCGCATACCGCGCGCGTCAATAAGCGGCTTGATAGTTGAACCGTCAAGAATCTGTAAGCCGTTCAGTTCACCGCCGACTGTGCGCTGAGGCCATACCGCGAGCGCGTCAAGAACTAGCACTTCTTCAAGAGCCATGTTCAACCAGTCGGCGAATGTTAGGCCGTTGGCGACATCAGGAGTTTCCCAGAACTGCTTCAAGCGCGATAGGTCTTCTTGGAACTTATCTTTCGCGACAACCATCGCGCGCGCGTAAGTCTTCTCGCCGGTTTCGGCCATGACCTTCTCAACAGCACCGTGCGAGAGAACGATATCCCATTCAAGACCAATCATCTTGCTCTTGATGACTTCAATACAGCGGCGAAGAATATCTATCTGGTCGGCGGCGGCGCGCAATACTTTGAAAGGAACAAGTCGCTGTTCGGTGACATTGATGTTCTGGGCAACTGTGTATTCGTAACGGCGAGGGTCAGGCCGGCCATCAGGTCGGATAGGGTTGATGGCTCCGGGAACAAGTGGGATACCGGGAGTGAACGGCACATTCGCCATCTGAGGGTCGCGCGGTAGGCCGACGCTGTTGCCGTAGCCTTGCGCGTTTATTCCCTGAACCTGTTGCATCTGCGTTTCAGTAATCGCTGTGACAGTCGGCGCGGCCTTGGCGATTGAAGTCGCTAGTCGTTCAATGGCCTTATCAAATATACCCATTCAGTAATCCTATTCGCCTAATGGTGCGTGGCAGTTTGGGCAAACTGTCGCTGACTTCGGTGCTGGCATACGACACGCTGAACAGAACTGTGCTAATGCCGCTATACCCATCATAGCCGTTTGATTAGCCATTAGTTCTGTGACTGCCCAAACCATCGCGTCCATACGGTCGGGTGATTCGCCGGAGTCGGGTGTCCAGTTACACATCTGGTCTTCTAACTCTGGGAAGCCGCCGGCGTGGTGAGCGCGGTGTTGTTCGTATAGTGCTGATACCGGTTCGGCTCGGACAAGTTTGCCGCGCGTGGCCGTTACCTTCTTGTAACTTATCGTGCTGTCTACTTGGCGTAGCAGTATCTCAATCATGTCGCCGCCGTTGTTTGTTTCCCCGATGACGCGGTCTGCTTGGTGGCGGTGGTAAGCGTCTACTACGCGCCTAGCCCATTCGTCAGGTGAGCCGCGCATAGTTAGGTCTTCAATTATGTAGTAGTGGCCGTCTGCTGTGACGCCAGCGACGACGATACCGGTCATGTCTGAGTTCTCGCCGCTGGTAACGGCAGGGTCAACACCGACTACTACTCGGACTAGCGGTGGAAGCGTATCTTTTGTGATACGGCAGGATTCAATTAGGTCGCGTGTCCATAGCGCGCCTTCAACATCGTCGATAATTTCGCCGTATAGTTCTTGGCGGCCTAGCCGAGTGCCTTCGTAGCGGCTTCTCATTTCCGCGAGCGCGGATTGGCTCAGGTTAGCGGCATTGTCGAAGGTTGAGCCGCGTATGACGCGCACATCGTCGCGCGTTGCTAGGTCTTTGATTGCTTTCGTTGGTCGCGGTGTTGTCGTGATGATTGTTTGTGGGTGTTCACCAAGGCGTAGCGCGAACCGGTACTGGTCGAACGCGTCGTTGGAAGCAAATGAGGCCAACTCGTCGAACCAGCCGCCATGAAACTGTGGTCCACGCAAACGGTCGGGTTCAGCACCGGAGTAAAGTTTGATTCGGCTCTTATTGGTCAAGATGATTTCACCATTCGACCGGTTGTAGTTCTCTAATACGCCGTACTGCCGTAGGACTGTGACTACGCCTGAAACACCTTCGGCACAGGTATCGCGCGCGTCACCGAATGTCGGTGCGACAATAGCCCATCGGGTATTGCGGTTCCGTATCGCTTGCCAAGCAATCCACTCGGCCGCCGTTCTTGTCTTTCCCCAACCACGACCGGCCAACACTAACCAAGTGTTCCAACTATTGTCGTCAGTTGGTATCTGTTCCGGCCTCGCCTGTTGAGTCGACCAAACTACGCGGCGCGCCGCTATCAAGGAGTGCGACAAGTCTGGCGACTTCGCTGTCAATGCTGTCGCGGTCATAAGTTGCTACCTCTGCCTTCAGGTTTACTTCTTTCGGTGCTTCTAGTCCAAGGATACGCGCGCGGCGGTCGATTATCCTAAGCACCGCGTCAAGTGAACGCACATCGCCGTTTAGTGCCTTACCCCAAATAGCCGCCTGAAGCCTATCTAAGCGGTCTAACTCCATATCGCGTAGTTCTTCAAGGTTCGGCCGAATAAAGCGTTCAGCGGCTCGCTGATAGGCCTTGTATGCTCCTGCTGGACCGGCGTAACCGGTTTGCTCGGCGACCTTCTGCCAAGTGACACCGGCGCGGCGTAATTCAATAATCTTGTTCTCGGTGTCCAGCATTGCCGGAGTAGGTGCTTTTTTACTCGCCATGTGTTTACTCGCCTTCGGTAGATGGTGTGCCTGAACCGGTGTCGGTTGTTCGGTTTACCGTATCCCAGATGATTTCACATAATTGTTGGATTGGCAACCGGCCATCAAGGTTTACTGCGTTGAGCCGGTTAGCGAGGTTGCGGTGTTTGGTTGCGCGGCCTGTGACCCAACTGATGTTCTGTTGTTTCAGGTCGTTGGCGATTGACCGGCTCAGGCGTCTATCGGCGGCTACTGATGGGCTGGTGTTGAGGTAGAAGACGAATGTTTCGGCGTGTTTGGCGGCTTCGGTTAGGAAGCGTTCGTTTGCTAGTCGGTCACCTTCGCCGTAGATGATGTCGGTTGTGATGTTGGGTAGTTCTTTGAGGATTGTGTCTATGGCGTTGTATGGGAGTGTGTCTGTGCCGCCGAATGGTGGCGCGTTGTGACCGAGGTTGGTGGCTGTGAGGCCGTTGGGTAGTTCGTAGGTTTCGTGTTTGAAGGGTTGAGTTTGGCGGCCGGTGAGTTGCCAGTCTTGTTGAAGGTTCTGGGTCAGCGTTGTTTTGCCTGAGCCTGGTGCGCCTATCAGATAGATGAGTTTCATAAGCAGTCAGTCATTACTTTGAGATGACTTTGCTTTCTTCTTCACCGGTCAAGACTTTGGCCATGTGAGTTTCGCGCTCGGTGCGCTCAATTTGGCCTCTGGCAGTTTCGGCGGCGTAAGTGAAGCAGTCTTTCATACCGCGTAGCGCGTAGTAAACGATTGAGTAGCGGTAGGAATCTTTGCCCTTTGATTCCATCGGTGTTACTCCGTGAACATACTTGTATCCGGGGAAGAACAGCACCCAACCGTCGCGGCAAGCAACTGTCGCGTTGTATTCTGGGAAGTTCAGGTAGCCGCCGGCCATGTTCCTGCGTACGACCGGCATTGCTGACCAAGTTTCATAGTTGAAGCCGTCGCGGTGGTAGGGCAACTGTGATGATTTGTTGATTACGCCGCTAGTCCATAGCGCGTCGTCGGTCATACGCCACTCTTTGTCGATACCTGAGTTGGCCATGATTTCTTTGTCGTGAGCGAATGATTCGGCCGCGAACTCTTTATACATTGCGGCGAACTTGTCGGCGAAGGCGACTATGACATTGTGTTCGTTTGGTTGTTCTGACGCTAGGCGTGTAGGCCGGCAACTGTTTCGGGTCTGCATTACCTTACGCGGTGCCATACCGAAGGTTCGTGACTGGTTGTCGAAGCCGATACCTGAGCGGCGCGTGGTGCTGTATTTGATGTTCAGGACTGACCGGCGTAGAAGGTTTACTTCTGCTTCCATTGGGAAGTAGGCGAGAAATGGTTCGTTTGTTTCGGCGTCGGCGTAAATGCCGGCCTCGGTGATGTTTGCGTCTAGGCTCGGAACAACCTTGCCGACGGTTTCAGTCGCTTCATCTGAGGTCATTACTCTTGTGAGGTGGTGAACAGGCAGTTCCGATAGTTTCATTAGTTTGGCGCGCTTTCTTTGAAGTGTGTTTCTAGTAAATACTTTACGGCGTCGGCGTTTGTTTCAAGGTTTATTTGCTTGCGGAACTCGTTTAGTTTCTCAACTACCCAAACAAATTGTTCGTTCGGATAGTCCAAGATAATCATGCGAGTTGCGCGGTTGTTGTAGCGGTCGGCTAATTCTGTTAGTGATGGTATGCGGCGGACATTATCGCCGTCGGCAGGGTCGTGTGTCGCGTATGTGTTCGCGCTGATTAGCGCGCCGGCCTCTGGGCTGATTTGCGGCGTGTTTGCTTCTTCAATACTTGCGATTAGGTCGTCTACTTCGTCTACGCTGTAACCGGTCGCGGTCAGGTCGTCGATTTCTTTCAGTAGTGATACGAGTAGTTCTTCGTCGTAAGTGCCGTCGTCTGACGCTTTGTTGTCGATTGCGACTATACGCGCGG